CACCAACAAACAACGCCGCGGATGCCGAACCGCCACAGTTAAGTCCGCCGGCTCTATTAAACCAGCAGCTGCAAAATTTCTGGGCTACATTACAGGCTGTGCTTGCCCCCGCCGCCGCGCTGTGGGATGCAGCCTGGCAGCAGATGAAAACCACTGCCCTGACCGTTTGGCAGGATCTTTTGGGCGGCGTTCAGCTGACCTGGGCCGAGTACGGCCAGCCCATTGTCCAGAGTGCCGCCCTGGCGCTGGAAAACCTGCAAGGCATTTTTACCACCCTGTGGCAGAACGTTTTGCAGCCGATCCTTACTAACCTGATGCAGATTTTATCTACCCTCTGGTCCTCCCACCTCAAACCCCTGTGGGACGACATTCTTTTGCTGGTGGCAAGCGTTGCCAACTGCCTGCTGGACCTGTGGAACAACCTGCTGGCCCCGGTGGCCAAGTGGATCATCGCCACGTTCGGCCCCGCGTTTGCTGAGGTATTCAACGCCATTGCGGACGTTGTTGGCGTGGCCGTTGGGGCTATTGCGGATGCCATCGATCTGGCCGTTGTTGTGCTGCGCGGGCTGACGGACTTTTTAAGCGCCGTGTTCCGCGGCAACTGGGATGCTGCCTGGCAGGCCATCGGCAACACAGTCAACACCGTCTGGGATAAGATGACGAACGCCATCAAGACCGCCGTCAATGGCATCATCGGCTTCATCAACCGGATGATCTCCGCCGTTGTGACCGGCATCAATGCGGTCATCAACGCGCTGAACGGGTTGTCGTTCGACCTGCCGGACATATTCGGCGGCGGTCATGTCGGGTTTAATATCAGCACCCTGACCGCCCCGCAAATCCCCTACCTAGCGCAGGGCGCGGTCATCCCGGCGAACCGGGAGTTTTTGGCGGTGCTGGGCGACCAGAGCCACGGCACCAACGTAGAAGCTCCGCTGGACACCATCAAGCAGGCTGTGGCCGAGGTCATGGAAGATTTGCAGGCAGGCCAAATGGCGGGCTTTGAAGCCGTTGTGGCCGTGCTGCGGGAGATTCTCTCCGCCGTGTACGGCATTGAGCTGACCGACGAGGACGTAGGCCGCGCCGTACAGCGCTGGCAGCGCAAACAGGCCATTGCCACAGGAGGTGTGTGACGTGACCCTGACCAATCTGTTCCAGATCGATGGCAAATCCCTGTACGCACCGGACTGCGACATCGAACCGAGCTATTCCGACCTGGATTCCAGCGATTCCGGCCGGGATGAAGCCGGACGAATGCACCGGGAAGTTGTGCGCGAAAAAGTGGCCACATGGCCAATTGCGTACAGCTGCCTGACGGACGACGAATACAAGTACACCATCGGGCTGTTTGCAGGCAAATCCACATTCCAGTTCACCCACCCCAAGGCCGGATCTTCCACCGAGACCGAAACCACCACCTGCTACTGCAGCAAATACGGCATCGCCTGGCACAATGCCAAGACGAAACAGTGGAAGAATTTGAAGTTTAACATTATTGAATGCTGACCGGAGGTGAAGTATGTACTATTCCGTTTTGCTGCTGCCAAACGGCACCGAGTTAAAGGGCGGCTCCCCCGGCAGTGCGGTCAAAAACCTGACGCTGCACACTGCGGTAAACGCCGGGAAGGAATTCGCCATCGGCTCTGCTTATTCGGATTACATCGAGGCCGAAATTTGGGCAGACCCGGGCGGCAGCCTGCAGATCACGGCCGGGGACGCCCTGACCTACTACCGGCAGGACGATGCCGGGAACCGAACCAAGGTGGGCGTTTTCTATGCTGAAAAACCCACCCGCACCAAGCGCAACAGCTACAAGGTCACGGCCTACGACACCATGTCCAAGCTGGATGCCGATTTCTCCGGTTGGCTGCGGGCCAATCAGGCACAGTTCCCCAAAACTATCTGGCAGCTGGTTCAGCTGGCCTGCCAGTGGGCGGGGGTTACGCTGGCCAGCAGCAGCCTGCCCATCAATGGCAGCTACAGCGTGCAGGCGTTCTATGCGGATGATTTAACCTGCCGACAGATTATCTCCTGGGCAGCGGAAGCGGCAGGCTGTTACGCCCACATGAATGCAGACGGCAAGCTGCAATTCCTGACCTACACAGACAAGCGCAGCACTGTTAAAATCACCCCGGACGGTGCCAGCAACAGCACCGCCTATTATGCTGACAGCCTGAGCTATGAGGACTACACGGTCAAGGCCATTGAGAAAGTCCAGATCCGGCAGTCGGACAGTGACGTGGGGGTCATCTACCCCGACAGCACCACTGCCACCAACACCTATGCAGTGCAGGGCAATCTGCTGCTGACAACCGGCACCGAAGCCAACCTGAAAAGCGTTGTCCAAAACCTGTACAACGTGCTGAAAAACGTGACCTACACCCCCTGCAAAGTATCGGTGCCCAGCAGTTCCAACCTTGCCTGCGGGCAGATCGTGCACGTTAAGGACGCACGCGGGCGGGAGTTTGATACCTACCTGATGAGCGCCACAATCTCCTCCGGCAATGCCCGCTTTGAGAGCGTGGGCAGTGCCAGCCGGGAAAGTTCCAGCGCCGTGAACAGCCAGAGCTACAAGAACCTGACCGGCAAAATGCTGGAGATCAAGACCAGCGTGGACGGCCTGGAAGTAAAGGCCAGCGACCTGACCGGCAAGTACACCGACCTGAAAGCAACGGTGGACGGGCTTTCCTCTGAGGTGAAAAAAGACACCAAAATCACCGGCGGCGGGAACTTGATCCTGGGCAGTGAGAGCTTTAAGAACGCTGAACTGAAAGGCAATACCGGCGACGGCAGTTCTATTACCTATGAACTAACCGGCGGGGCGACCATGGCCAACACCAACTCCAACCGATATTTTCGCTGGACAACGGTGGGTGCGTATGTGGCAAAAGGCGTGACATTGTGCCTGTCTGTTATGTACAAACCCGTTTCTGGTGCGGATGAGTTCTGTATGGAAATCGCTTACACGGCGGGGTACTCCACCAGCCAGAGCTGGGCAACCATTAAGCCAACTGATCAGCTGGAGATTGAGCAGACGGACGGCTGGGTACTGCGGTATGGCCTGTGGACGCCGCCGGACAACGCCACCTTAAAGCTGGTGGATATGGGCAGTGGTACCACCCACGCTGGTACCGGCAACTACACCAACAAGTTTTCGCTGCTGCACCCCATGCTGCAATACGGCAACGCGCCCACCGCGTGGAACGCCAGCTCCGGCGACTATCTGACCCAGGAAAGCGCAAAAAGCCTGTTTTCGCAAACCGCTGACGAAATCAAGACCGAAGTCACCAAGTCAGTGACTGAAACGGTAACGGCCAACGTGAAGGACACCGCCACCAGCGCCGCCAACGATGCGGTTAACGGCAAATTGCAGGATTATGCCACCACAGCAACGGTGGAAAGCCTGAAAGAGGATGTCTCCAGCATCAGCCAAAAGGCGGATGGCATCAGCACCAAAGTCAGCAGTCTGGAAGAAACGACAACAACCATTTCCAACGACCTGGACAGCACCAAGCGGGAATTCAAAACCGTTAAAGAATCAGTATCCGCGATTGACCAGAAAGCCGACAGCATTACCCAGACGGTAACGCAGCGGATCACCGGCGGCAACAATATTATTGCGGGCACCGATAACTGGAACAATGCGACCCTGGATGCAGGCGGCAATGACCTGAGCAAAAAGGGCAGCTACACCATTGATGGCGAATCCGTCCGAGTGACCAATAAGGCGCAGAACACTCGCTTCCACTTTGGTGCGGACAAAACGCTGGTGATTGCCAAGGGCATGACCTACTGCGCCAGCGTACTGTACAAGCTCAACTCTGGCACGGACAGCCTGTTTTTGCAGTTTGAGACCAAGAACAGCAGCGGCGCAAAAAGTTATTACGACAATACATTCAAAAATGCGAAGCAGGACATTGTGCTGGACAACGGCTGGAAGCTGCGCTGGGCGGCGTTCACGGCGACCGCGGACGGATATGCAGATGGCCTGTTTGTGAGCACTGCCAATGACTTTGCCACCGTTACCAACGATCTGACCATCATGCACCCCATGGTGCAGATGGGCAATGCCCCTACCGCTTGGACGGCCAGCACCGGCGACTATCTGACCGCCAACGAAACCAAAACCGAGATCAAACAGACGGTGAGCGAAATTAAGCTGACGGCCAGCACAAGCGGAACCAGCAGCACCATCAAGCTGACGGCAGGCGGGAAAGAGAG